CAATCTTACCGCCGCTAGCTGGCGCTGCCCATTTCATGCCTGTTGCCTCGGCTGAGTCTGCCGTAAGTATTGTTCCGTTAGCACCTACGCCAATACGAGCATCGACTGTTGTGAAAGTAAATAAATCGCCTTTGGTTGTTAATGGTGTTACATCTGAGGTTGTTGTCCATGCTGGAACGCCGCCTGAAACCGCCAAAACCTGACCATTTGTGCCAACAGGCAATCGCGTATTTGTGTTAGCTGTTGCTGATGAATAAGCAAGATCGCCGAGCGTTGTGCCGGGTTGCAATGCTTTAAGTCGCGTATCGACAGCCTGACCAAAAACCTCAAAATCAGCCGGCAAATCCGTGACCAAATCGGTCGCTGTCGGCATTTGGAAACTGTAATTACTCGTGGGGTTCGTCATTTGTTTTCTCCTTACGCCACAATTGTGGCATTGATCCAATCCAAAGTTGGATTGACTGTGTTCCATTGCTCTACCACCGGCACATCATTCCATCGCATGGCTTGCAATGAGAATGAGATTGGTGACAAAATCATTGAAATGCTTATCTGATTGTATCTTGCCGAAAATGTCCAGCCTTCAACAAAACCCAAATAATCTCCGGAATTCATGTTAAGTGGCAGATCGCTAATCTCCACCGGCATCCCCATGAACACATTGATCAGATCATCCCGGTCGGCATCATCTAGTTCCGGGTTAGTCAGCTCAAATGTTATGTTGTTAAAATTAAACCGGGGGTAAGCTCTTAAAGCCAGGTAAAAATCGGCCTGATCCTCGGCATCATGCAAATGCCTCAATGTTGTCGTAAAGATTTGAGACAATTGGCCATAAAGTCCAATGGAGGCAATGTCGCTGGCATCGGTTTCATTTGTGCTGTTTTGGCCGTATTGGATGGTGATGTTGTTTCGTACATCGCCTGTGCGCGATTGGATGCTTAAACCTGATGCCAGAGCGTGGTTGGCTGTTAGCTCCACATAACCATTTGCCGCCAAATAAACTGTTCGGTGTGTGCTGTCTGCATAGCCAATGCGACCTTGAGCATCCTCGTAAATGTAACCCAATCCCGATGATGCTAAAGCTGCAACCAATGAATAAACATCCGTGCGACTAGATGATCTCTGTGCAAGCTCATAATTGCCGGGCCGGTCAATTTCGCCCAATCCTGTGTTTTCTGCATCCTGCCATTGGGTGGTTGGATCATAGGTTGCCCATGTTAAAGCTGCCGGCACCGCTTGCCATTGTGCAAATAAAACATCACTCAAAATTTCAAAGATTTGATCGCCATCAAAGTCATGTGGCAAAACGCCATCGGTCAAAGCCTTTGGCAATCTGGCCAATGCACCCAAAGCAATGATGTTGATGCGCTGTGCATAATCGACTGATCCAACCTCCGCCACCGAAATGCCAACATCGACAACCGAGCCGCCAAAGATTGGCACATAAGTCGCTGTGGAATCTTGAAGCTCAATAGTTAAAGAATCGTTGATGCCGATCAGCACATTGGATTGATCAAGGTTGATAATTTCCAAGCTGGTATAACCAGCATTTGCTTGCTCATAAATGTTTGTTCGACCGCTGGTGATTGTTAGGTTGGCCAAAATAGCTGTTGTGTATTGCACACCGCCAATGGTGACGCGCCAGACAGGATTAAAAATTGTCATGCTAATTGCAGGTTATTTGCGCCACCTGTGCCGCGATAGAATGAGTCATTTATTGTCTCTACAATGTCGCGTGCTGTTCGTTCTCGATCAAAAGCACCTGTGACATTAATGTTGTAGGTTGCGCCGGATGTGGCAGCTTCGGCCTCTCTAAACCTGCCAGCGTTAAATGAGCCTGTAACAATGGTATTTGCCGCGCTGGCTGCCGCTGCGGCCGCTGCCGCTGTTACAACGGCTGTGATTGGCGTTGGGGTTGGGGTTGGCGTTGGCGTTGAGGTTGGGTTTGTACTTTGGACACCACCTGTTGTCATTGAAAAATTACCTAGTGGGCCTGTTGCCGTTGATCCTGTGCTGTCACCAATTTTTTTCACAGGCTGAATGTCAGACCCCGGCTTAATTAAGTTGAGTCCGCGAATAACTAGATTGATTCCATCAATAGCTGTGTTAATCAAAGGCTTTATTGCAGCCAAAACCTTCGCAAATACAGTAATTAAGATTTCAGCGATGTCACCAATAACACTTAATGCGCCACCAATTGCTTTACCAACCAAAGGCGCAATAAATTTGACCACATCATAAAATGCTTTGAATTCATCCTTGCTATCCATAACGGCTTTTTTGACATTATCAAATACCTTCTTGACGCCTTCAATAATTGGTGTAAATGTTGCCTTCAATGTAGTTCCAACATCGCTGACAATTTTGCCAAATCCGTCACCTTCGGTGAGACTAAACGCGGCTGAAAATGCTTGAATTGCAGGTAATGCATTTTCGTTAATAAATTTCAACAATTTGTCAAGAATTGGCAATAAAGCTGTGCCGACTGTTTCCTGCGCTTCATTAAATGCCACTTGCACTCTGGCAATTTGACCCGCATAAGTGTTGGCATTTGCAGCTGCGGCACCACCAAATAATTCAGTTAATCGACCTTGCACTTGCTCAAAAGACATTGTTTTCAATTCGGCAGCTGAAAGTCCAACACCTAGTTTGCCGAGTGCAGCGGTATTGCCGTCATAGGCTTTTCCAAGACTATTTGCAACAGCTTCCAAAGGTTTGCCTGTTGCGGCACTTATGTCAAGCGCGGTGGAAAGTAAATCTTGAGCTTTTGTAATGTCCCCGGTTGATCGTACTAGCCGGCCCAAAGCTGGTCGCAAATCGTCATCAGCAACACCGCTTGCCAATGACATTTTGAGGATTGAATCCTCGGTTGCCTTAATCTGTGCTTTTGTGGCACCGGTGGCATTTTCCAATGCCAATGCCAATTGTGTTTGTGCCTTTTCATCCTCAATGGCAGCTTTGACACCATCAACGGCCAATTTGCTGGCATAAGCTGCGGCAGCTGCTCCAGCTACGGCAAAAGCGGCACCGGCTTTCTTAGCAAATCCACCGAGCTTGCCAGCAAATCCATCAACCTCAGTTGATCCTGTGTTGAGACTTTTCTTGAGTTGATCTACATCACCGAGAATTGAGAGCTTGAGTGTTCTTGATTGACCAGCCATCACCACTCCTTCAAAATCTTAGTAAATGCATTTTCCCATTCATTGATAATGTGTGGTTGTTCGGCACGCAATGTTGGATAGATAAAGTATCCTCTTGATCCGCGACCTTGACGGCCTGACCAGACCGGGAATTGTTTAAATTTATTTGATCCAAATTCGTAGCCGCCCCAAAGCTGTTGAGTTGTCGCACCACCGCTAAATTTTTGAGATACAAAACCAAAACTCATTTCGCCAATTTTTGATGATTTGCTTACTCGCGATCCTTGAGCAACGCGCAATGCGACTTGATTTGGGCGGCCTTGAGCTACGGCTATGATCTTTGATTGCAAATAAGTAGCCAATCCATTTGAAACGCCTTTGGCTTCCGCAACAGCTTGTTCATCCATAGCTTTAAAAGCTCCGAGAATCCCACGCAATTGAGCCTTGTCATAGCTTATTGACTCAGTTGCCATTTCTGATCCTCACTATCTCTAAAGCGGTTAAAACATCCTCAGCTGTTTGAAATTCTGATCTTGACAATCCTGTGGCAATCGACAATTCCCAAATTATCCGGCTTACTGATCCGGATTCGTAACTTTTGGGTTTTCGGTTTCTCCCATGTTGATGTCAGTCACAGTTTCGCACCACACTTCAAATGGCTTGACAGGTTTTCCGGCTGCCTCGCGCTTGCTGGCGTGATACGCCAAAAACATCAGATCAGCAATGCCCAATTTCTCAGACACTTGCTGGATGGTGTTTCCGGTTTTTTGTTCCCATTTCATCCACTCCGGTGGGAGCGCGGTATAGGTTGCACTCTCACCGGATGTGAATTCAATCGTGATTGGTAGTTTCATGCTCCCGATCTCCTTTTTATAGTGTTGGTGTAGTTACACAGGTGAATGCTAGTGAAACAGTCTGTGCATCTGGTGCTGTACCTCCAGCTGATGGGAAAATTGGCTGAACATCAAAGTTGAACACCGATCCTGATGCAGCTGTAAAGACAACCGCCAATGGTGTGTTTGGTGCTGTGTCTGCCGCTGTCCAAAGTGCGTTGCACAATGATCCACCAGCTGGCCAATCGGCAAGCATTTCAACAGCAAACGATCCTTGCGAATCAGTCGTAAAAAACGCCTTGCCGTCTAAAGTTTGATATGTATTGATTGTTGAATCAATGGTTAGAATTGCGGATGTGGCCTGAGCATCATAAGTATCACCAGCAATGGTGAATGTGATATCTCTGCCGGTCACGATAGTTGTTGGCATGATTTCTCCTTAGTTGGTGTAGTAGGTGCTAACTTGTAAATCGGCCGTAAGATACTTACCGGCACCGACTTCCAATGGTTGAGGTTGATTCACATTGCCGACAACATAACCATTCGGCATTGTGCTGATGATACTGATCATCAATTGTTCAAGATTGTCTAAAGCTGCGGCATTGTTAGAATAACCAACAACGCCTGTCACAGTTAAATTTATTTTGACTTTTGTTGTTGCGCCATTGATCAAAACGCTTTCGAGATACGGCGCATCCGGGATTAAACAAATGCTTGGACTTGTCATTGTCTCTGGAATTCCGTTATAGACATTGGCCGCTATCGTTGAAAGTGCGGTCTGCAATGGTGTGCGAATGTCGGCTTCAATGGTCATTGGCACATCGTTTCAACATCCAAAAATGGGCCTAAAAGCCCAATGACTCTGTTGCTCAAGCTGCGGCCAAGAATAAATGGCGATGGCTGAAAATTGTCTGACATGATCTGATTGCCGGGAGCTGTAATGCTCTGAAAAATCTCTACGGCTACAACCAAGATTGCGTTTTCAATTGGTGGCGTGCTTGCATAAAGTGATGCGGCTGATCCGCCGGATAAGGTAGCCAATGCGCTAGGAATAAACGGCAATGGGTAGTCACGATCAGCCGCCGCTGTTGCAGCTGTAAAGGTATAAGGCTCAATACGATCATCGGTGACTGTATAGGTCGCGTTGTAGGCTCCGGCCCCGGTTACAACAACAGATTGACCCGGCACAAAGTAATTTGGCCGCATTGTGGTGAAATAAATGACGGAATCATCCACATTGGCAAAAGTCACCGATGATTGGTATTGCGTAAGTAAAGGCAAAATGGTTTGTTCAGCGGAATCTATAAAAGAATCCAATTGTGCGTCCGAATACAAGGAAACCGAGACACCCAAAATTTGTCTAAGCTGTGAGGCTGTAACTATTGCAGGCATCTCGGTTCCTTTCGTATCGTTAGCGTTCGGGAGCGACCGCTACCGATTCTTGATTTATTTATGGGAGGTTGTTGAACCTTGCACCATTTGGCACCTTGGCAGCTAGTGCGCCATAGCCGTAATACAGGATGTCAATGGTTCCATCGCTGTTGATGTTGGTGCGTAGCGTAAAGCGAGGTGATTCGTACCATGTGTATGAATCTGGATTGATAACAAGCATTGACAAATCGCCATCAGCTGTTGTTGATCCAGCGTTACCAAATGAGCGTGAAACATAAAGGTTTAAGCCCGGTGAAACTACACCGCGCAATGAATCGCCTCGGACATTTCCTGCCGCATTGCTAGGTTGCGCCGCATTGTATAGCGGTGCTCCATTGTCGTTGTATCCCATAATGTTTCCCCATTGTGTTGGTGAAACGATCAATGAGCGAGCAAAACCAAGTGATGAGCCATAAACAGCTGCGGCTGCCTGAGATGTGTATCCCAAGAATCCGGTTGCAGAATTTGCGCTCTGTGCTGTTACGCCGCCAGCGGCTTGAATTGCAGCTAAAACATACTCATCGGTTTCTTTTGCATAAGCAAATTCAAGATTTTGCAAAAGTGCTGTTAGGTATTCCGGACGGCTGCGATCAATCAACTCAACTGTGGAGATTGCGCGGCCTTTAAATGAATCAACTGAGACTGACAAAAATGTTGCTGAGAGTGATGATTCTGTAATCGCAGAATTTTCTGCAACTACATCAACGCTTGGCACGGCTGTGACTTTTGGCAATTCAAATGTCATGCCTTCGGCAACTAATGTTTCACGGCTGATGCCATCGATTGTTCCACGATCGGCATTTGCCAATGCATTGATTACCTGTGTGCTTTGTGGTGTTGGGATCATGCCCGGTGCTGTTGATGTGGTGTTATCGGCAGCCTTTACATACTGACGAGAATCCTCATCGTGTAAAACGCTTGCCTTCAAATAATGCTCAAGGTACGAAACCTTATCGATGATTGGTGAGCGTGGTGATGTGTAATAGGCAGGTCGTGATGCCTGTACAGGTTCGACTGTTGGAGCTGCTACCGGTTCAACGGCAGGAGCGGCTTGTTCGGTAGTGTTTTCCACTTTGTCTCCTTCATTTGGGTTTGTTGTATCTGATCCTTCTTGAGTTTCAGAATCTTCTGATGCTGCGACTTCGGAAACGCGTGCAGATCGCACGGCAGGTTCGGTGACGAGTGCAACGCCTTTAAGCTGTCCATTTAATACTTTCATCGTGCCATCTTTTTGCATTTCATAATTGTCCACGGCCAGCTCGATTGAGAATCCGTCTCTTAGTCCAGTCATTGCCTCTTCCAAAGAATCTGAACCAGCTGTCGTATTTGCAATTTTAAAGGTTGCTGTCATTTCTTTGTCATTGACACTCATCGCAATGCTCTTTCCAATTCTGCGAGTAATGTCATGCTCTAAATTTAAAAAAACATCACTTGGTTGAATTGATCCGCGAGCAAAAACAACCTTGCCTGTTGATGCGTTTGCCGGTTCATTAAATGCAACAATGCGACCGGTGATTGTTCGTGAGTCCGAATCAGCTGCCGTGATTTGCATTGGTGTTGTTAGCTTCATGAGATCATTTCCTCCATTTGTCTAATTTCCTCGGTGGTAATTGCTCCGATGTCAAAAAGTATTTTGTAAATTTCGGCACGCTCTTTTTCTGACCCGCGTAAGTACGCCTTGAGATCAAATTCAACACGCTGTGTTGATGGCGTAAAATCTGGCATTGATAATCTTGAGGATAGGCTGTTCATCAGCGGCAATAATGAGAAGTCCAACAAGGTTTGACGCGCCGTGCTGGCGTTTGCATAAGTCATGGATGATCCTGTCGGCGCGTCAATAAAGTAGGCCGGAATTCCCACGGCTCTGGCCAGTTCGGTGGCAATTATTTCGCGTGCAGCATTGAGGCCGATTTGCTCCGGTGAGAATCCAACTGTTGTTAAGTCGATGTCAGCATTGAGAAAAGCCACGGACCGATTTCTACGCGCTGTGCCCCAAGCATCCAAAAGTTTTGCAATGCGATCAGCTGGCAATGCTGTGCCGTTTGATTTCAAAACCATTGATGGCACAGGTTCGCGTGCATACATTGAGGCAGCTCTTTCAAGCTCTGCACCTGCGCGAATTGTGCGACCTGCGCGATTTAACAATCCTTCATCATTTCCGTAAAACACAACAAGTGAGCCAACACCTGACATTGGTACGCGCGATCCATCGACTGTGTAATACTCAATCTGCGTGCCGATTGAATTTAAAAATACACCAACGCGATTTGGTGCAACGCGCCACATTTGGCGAACTCGGCCGGTATCGGCAAATTGATCCATTATCTGAAAATAAGAAAAACCTGTAAATAATAAATCCTCGGCTGCCCAACACCACGATGCAGCACCCGGCACACGCTTATCTGGATCGTTAATTACAACAGGTGAATCAACAACCTGTCCTGTGGCTTTGTCGCGTGTAACCATTGGAATTGTGGCAATTGAATTACAAATCATGTTTCGAGCGCGAGCGATAGCCGGCACCGACATTGCTTCCTCGCGGCTTGCAAGATAATCCGCGCTACCAAATGGAAAAAACGCATCTAGTGTAGGAGCTGGCCCAATTTGTGCAGCTACATCAGCACCGCGAATAGGCGCAACAGTTTCAATGGTGCGCTTTCGGTCAAATAATCCCATGCACCCATTTTCTCAAAATGTCAAGGATCAACCCACTAAAATGTCAATTTCCGTTTCCGGGCGTGTCGCGAAGTGTGTGACCAATGCAGATGCTACGGCGGCACAAACAGCTGATTGGCTGGCACGCCGTCCAATAACCCAACCGCCATCTCCACGGCGCAATTGCACAGCTGAAAGCATTTGCTCTGTAAGTGCAGCTTGATTGCGGTGTTTCAACCGCCCGGAATTGATTGCACCCAATAGCTCATCACAGGCTTGAGGATAATCGCTATCCATGTCATGGATCGGGATACCTGCCGGCTGCATACGAGCTGCAACGGCTCCAGATGTGCGCCGGCTGTAAAGCAAATACTCAATTGGGTATTTTCGGCAATAAGCCGCTGCATCATTGGCAATTGCCCGATCATCTAGCTGGATTGAGTTTTCCCATGTGTGTAACAGCTTTACAACAAATGACTCCGAGCCAAGCTTTTGCGCCGCCACCAATGCCGCGTGTTTTCTATCCGGTGAAATGTCGATCGCCATCCATGTGAGCTTGTCATCATCAAGGTCAATTGTTTCATCACCGCAAGCTTGCCATTCTTTTGCACCTACAACGCTAGAAATTGTCTGCACCCATCTGTTCAATACCTCGGTCATAACAACATCCGGAGGATCATTGAAAACGGCCCGGATGTTATCTGGATGGATTGTTATGTTGAGGCCGGGATTGGCAAAAGCTGCATTTTCCAAGGTGATCTCATCAGTCGGTGCCGACCATTCAAAATAGCCAACATCATCGATTGCACCACTAGCAGCCGCCATTCCTCTTTCACGCAATAAATTTAAAACAATTGAATGACTATCTCCGGCCGAGCTAAAGCAATTAACCTGTGGATTTTTGGCAGCCATCAAGGTGTATCGCATGGCGGCAAATGTCTCCATGTCGTGCAGCTCTCTGATTTCGTCCATGTG